CACCCGAACACGAAGGGACGATCGCGCTCCCGGAGGACTGAAGCCATGGCGTACGCGGCGAATACCGAGGTGGCGGTCGAGAAGACCCGCGGCGAGATCGAACGGCTGCTCTCGCGGCATAAGTGCGCGAAGTTCATGTCGGGCGTCGACAACGAAGCGCACCGCGCGACGGTGCAGTTCCAGGCGTACAGCCGCTTGATCAAGTTCGAGATCAACCTGCCGAATCCGACTGACCCGAAGTATCGGTCGATGAAGAACTCGTACCTGCAGCGCAGCGCCGCCGGCATCGCGAAGGTCATCGAGCAAGAGGAACGCACGCGCTGGCGCGCGCTGTTGCTCGTGATCAAAGCGAAGCTCGAAGCCGTCGAGAGCGGGATCGCCACATTCGAAGATGAGTTTCTCGCGCACGTCCTGCTGCCGAATCAGCAGACGGTCGCGGAGTACATCGGGCCCACCGTCGAGGCGATCTACCAGACCGGCCGGATGCCGCCGGAGCGGCAGCTCGCGGCCGGCGCGATCATCGAGGCCGAGCGCGGGTGAGGATCGTCATGCACCTGAAGGACGGCCGCCGGATCGACCTCACGGGCTTGTCCGACGAGAACACCCTCTGGCAGCTCCGCCGGGTCGCGACGGCGGCCGAGATCGTATCCACCACGCACGCCTTCGGTCCGGAGGAGGGCGCCTCCGCGGTGGCCCACGCGCAGCGGCTGGAGCGCTTGTGGGCCGCGCGCTGGAACTAGGAGCGAGATGCGTCCCCTCCTCGACCTGATGACCGGCGATGTCGCGATGGGGGCGGTCCGCCGCCGGGACCTGCCGCGCCTCGCCGCCGGCCGCGCCCCCGAGACCCGGGCGACTTCGACGGCCGCGGCCGCTGACGCGCGTGAGACGCAGCGGGCGCAGGTCCTCGAGGTGGTCCGCCAGGCCGGCCTGCGCGGGGCCACCGACGACGAGATCCAGACGGCCCTCGGGCTCGATGGGAGCTCTGAGCGGCCGCGGCGGTGGGAACTGTGGAAGCGGGATCGGATTCGGATCTTGCGTGAGCCGAACGGCGCGGCCGTGACACGCCGCACCCGCACAACGCGGCGCGCCGTCGTATGGATTCTCAACCCTGAAGGAGTCACTCGATGAATCAACCCAAGCCAGCCGATGCCAATGTCCCCGTCGACCCGACGCAGCTCCCCGTGGAAGTCCCGCTCGCGCCGCCCCCCTCAGTGACGACCCTGATCACGCTGCAGGGGTTCGAGCAGCTCGTGCCGGTCTTTCAGGCGACCGCGACGCTGATCCGGAACTTCCAGCGCGGGGGGCGCACGCTCACCGAGGCCGAGCACGGCGCCCTCGTGACGCTGACCGCGCAGATGCAGCACACCGCCGACGAGATGTTTTCGGAGTAACCCGCGCTCCTGGCTGGCGGTCCCGTTGCGCATTGCGGGACTCGTTGGTCTCCTACCGTGTGGCTCCCGAGCGGTGGAGGATCGGGGGCACGTGAGAAAGGCCGCGAGGATGAGGAAGGATCGAGGATTTGCGGCGCTCCCGCTCGCGGACCGCCGCCGCCTGGCCGCGCTGGGCGGTGCGAGGGCGCATGCGAACGGGACGGCGCACCGCTGGACCGTCGACGAGGCCCGAGACGCCGGGCGCAAGGGCGGCCTCGCCCGGGCTGCCCAGGCCGCGCAGGCGCGCCGCGCGGGGTATGACCAGGCCGTGGCCGCGGGGCACCCCTCCGTCGCGCTGGCGGGGCTCCTGCACGGGCGAGGCCCCCGATGAGCCCGCCGCCCGACCCGGTCGACGAGTTGACCTTCGTCTGGCGCTGCGTCCTGGCGCACTACCCGCTCAAGTGGCCGGCGCTGACCGCGCAGGATGAAGCGAGCGCGCTGGTGTCGCTCCTGCTGAACCTCAGCGTCCGCGAATTACAGCGCACCGACGCCCCGGAGATCCGCGCCCGCCTGCGCCGCCTCGCGGGCACGCTGACGACGTTGGCCGACACGCCGGCGGCGCAGCTCGAGGCGGTGGCGCAGTTCCTCGCCGACGTACCGCGCGCCGGTCTCACGCGGCAGTAACGCGTTCCTTGTGGAACATCAACCTCTAGCGCAATGGAGCTACCCATGAGCATTCCGACCTCGAAACAAATCGCCGCCCGCCTCGACGCGCTGGAGTCCGACGTGGCCGGCCTGCGTGAATTGGTGGTGTGCTCCGGTGCCGCCGTGGGGCGCGTGACGGCCCGCGTCGCCGCGCTCGAAGCCCCACCCGCCCGGCCCGATCCCGAGGCCGCGGCCAAACCCAAGCGGACGAAGAAGCGATGACCCGGCGCGCGCGGCCGCCCTCGAAGGGCGCGCAGCCGACGCCCACGCGTCGCCCGGCGACGTGCCACCCGTCGAAGCCCACCTTCCGCCGGGGCCTCTGCTCGCCCTGCTACTTTCGCGCGCGCCGGGCGAAGGCGACCGCGATCCTCGATCCGGCCCGCCCGGTCCAGAGCCTGCTCGAGGCCGCCGCGCGCGAGCCGCCGCGCGATCTCGCCCACGCGGTCGCCCTGGCCCAGGACGAGCTCATCGCCGCGCTGCCCGAGGCCGCCCGCGCGCTCCGGCGCGTCCTCGTCGACGGGGATCCCGACAAGGGCTTCAGCGTCAAGGCCGCGGTCGCGGTGCTGCGGGGGATGTCGATCCCCGGGGGCCCGGCCGGCCTCCGTCGGCTGCTCGAGGCCCCCCTCACCAAGCCCGCGCCGGCCGCGCCGGCGCAAGTGGTCATCGGGCTGCACGTCTCGTCGGGGGATGTCCAGGTCGGGCGCGTCGTCGGAACGATCGGCGCGGCTCCGGGGGAACGGTGAGCGTGCTCCTGCCCGGGGCCGTGGTGATCGTGGTGCTCGGGATCGCGCTGGTGCGCGGCGGTCGGTGACCTGGCCCGATGCCACCTGGCCCGGTATCACCCCTCGCGCGTCCCGGGTGCGCCTCTTCCGGCGGGACCTTCGGTTCCGGGTCCCCGCCCTGAGGCGATGACCCATGCTGGGTCGCGTGTCTCGGTCGCACAAAAAACGGGGTGCTACACGCCCGCAACGGGCAGCCTCTACCGCACAAAGTGCTTGCCAGCACGAGAGTCGCGCCCGCAAGCTGTCGAACGTGCATGGCCGAGGCCCTCACGCCACTGCAGGAGAAATGGACCCTGGCGCTGGTGCGCGGGTCTGCGGTGGATGTGCTGTACCAGCCGACCGCGAAGGGGGCCGAGTACCACGAGCTGACGGTCCCGAACGCCATCCTGGAGGGCCCGCGCGGCACCGGCAAGTCAATCATCCTCAGGAACGACGCCCACATGCACGCGATGCTCGAGCCGGGCATGGCGTACCTGATCGTGCGGCGCACGATGCCCGAGCTGCGCAAGAGCCATCTGCGCTTCATCGAGCGCGAAATGCACCGGCTCGGCGGGACGTTCAACAAAACCGAGTCGATCGCCTACTACCCGAACGGATCGCTCGGCTACTACGGGCACGCCGAGACCGAAGCCGACGTGATGATCTACCTCTCGTCGGAGTTCGCGCGGGTCTACTTCGACGAGATCACCACCTTTCCCGGCTCGATGATCCTCAAACTCGCCTCGTGCGTGCGCGTGCCCGAGGGATCGAGCTGGGTGGCCGCGCTGCGCGGGGGCACCAACCCGCTCGGCGAGTCGGCGGACTTCGTGCTGCGCTGGTTCGTCACGAAACAGGTGCCGGTGGAGGAATCGGACAGCTACCACCCCGAGGACTACGCGGCCCTCACGATGCGGCCCGAGGACAATCCGTACATGGACTGGGCGCAGTACCGGCGCCGGCTGTCCAATTTGCCCGAACACGTCCGCAAGGCCTGGCTCGAGGGCGAGTGGGTCATCGAGGGCGTCTACTTTTCGGACTTCAAACCCCAGAAAGACGGCCGGCCGTGGCACGTCATCGACGAGGCCCCGATCTATCGCGACGTGTCGCTCGATGCGGACCGTCCGCCGGCCGGCATCGCGATCTATCGCGTGCTCGATTACGGCTTCGACCCCGATCCGGCGGTCTGCCTCTGGATCGGCATCTTCCCGAATGGGCGGGCCATCGTGTTCAAGGAGCGCACCTGGTGGCGGACCACGGCGGCGGACGTGGGGAAAGCGATCATGCGTGAGTCGCAGGGCATGCGGGTCACGGAAACGCTGGCCGATCCGACGCTGTTCGATCACCAGCAAGCGACGGGCACGTCGGTGGCGGATCTCATCGAACAGCAGGGGGTGGCGCTGACCCCGAGCGTGAACGACCGGATCGCGGCGGGCTACGCGATTCACGAATGGCTCAACAACACCATCGACGGGACGCCCAAGCTGCAGCTGCTGCGGTATGCCTGCCCCCATCTGATTCGCACGCTGCCGGGGATCCGCCAGGACAAGCACCACCCCGAGAAGATTGCCAACGGGAACGACCATTACGTGATGGCGCTGGCGTACTTCGCGCTGGGTAACACTGCGCCCTCGCTCGAGCTGACAGCCCGGGTGCGGAAGCCGTGGGAGCGCGCCTATTACGGCGCCTACCGGCTCGGGTCCGAGAACGTCCGCGAAGCAAGGTAACGAGGATGACTACCGAGATCGCCCCCGAAACGACGCCCACCGCGCCGGCCACCCCCGAGAACGGCCCGTTCAGCGATCAGGGCTGGCAGGCGCAGCTCGACGCGTGCCGCAAACGGCGCGAGAAGTTCGTCACCGGCCCGTGGCAGATGAACGTCTCGATGCGGGTCCAGAAACCCTACTCCGCGGCCGCCGACAGCGAGGCCGACAGCCAGGGCGCCGACCAGGTCGCGGTCCCGGCCGACTGGGCGCGCACGCGGAGTAAGAGCGCGGCGCTGTTTTCGAAGATGCCTCGGGTCTCGCTCGAGGCGCTGCAACAGCAATACGGCGGCGCGGTCCCGATCTTCGAGAAAGTGGTCAATCACTTCGCGCCGCGCACCGGGGTCGCGTCGGTGATGGAGGAATGCGAGGCGGATGTCGTCAACGCGTGCGGCATCTGCGCCGCGATGATGAAATACGAGGCCACCTTCGAGCTCGTCGACGTGCCCGCGGTCGATGTTTCGATGATCCCGCCCGATCAGTTGCAACAGGCGATGGCGGCCAAGCTGATCCCGATGACCCAGGTGCCGCAGACCGTGAGCGAGCGCTATCGGGCCTACCGGATCAGCCCGGCGCAGCTGCTCTGGCCGGTCGAGTTCCGGGGATCGGACTGGCAGCGGGCGCGGTTTCTCGGCTACGACGGCACGCTGCCGTGGGCCCGCGCGAAAGACGAGTTCAAGCTGCGCGACGACGAGAAAGACGACGTGTGTTGCGCCACCGGCAGCGACATTGTCACCCGCACGCTCGCCGGCGACGTGAACCGCGAGCAACGCGAGTACGACGATCAGGTCCATTTCTGCGAAATCTTCTACTGGGCCGCGCTGGTGGACCCGAAGGAGAAGCGCTTCGAGGCGATCCGGCGCCGGGTGATGGTGCAAGGGAAAGAGGGCGCCGTCATCGACGAGCCGTACGCCGGGCAGACCTGGGAGGCGACGAGTAAGACCTTCGTCGGGTGCACGCGGCTGCCGATTGAAGTGCAAACCCTCACCTATGTGAGCGACAAGGCGATCCCCCCGAGCGATTCGGAGATCGGCCGCCCGCAGGTGTGGGAACAAATGCGCTCGCGCTCGCAGATTCTCATGCAGCGCACCCGCAACCTGCCGATCCGCACCGTCGACATCAACCGCGTCGATCCGGTGATCCTCGACCTGGTGATGCGCGGCGTGTGGCAGGGGATGATCCCGACCAACGGCCCCGGCGAGCGCACGTTCTCGCAGGTCGCGGCCGCGGCGTTCCCGAAAGAGGATTTCTCGTTCGATGCGATCGTCAACCGCGATCTCGATGATGCGTGGTCGATGTCGCCGAACCAGATGGGCAACTTCAATACCGGTGAGCGGTCCGCCTCCGAAGCCAACCTCGTGGCCGGGGCGTACGCCTCAGTGATCGGGTTCCAGCGCGACAAGATCGTCGCGATGTTCCTCGGGCTCATCGACACGTTGATGGGCCTGCTGCAATTGAACCTCGATCAGTTCGAGGCGATCCCGATCGTCGGCCAGGACGGCGCGCAGCGGCTCGAGCAGTGGGACCGGCAGAAGATCGCCGGCAAGTTCGTCGCGACGGCGCGGCAGGATGCGAGCGTCCTGCAGGACGCCAGCGCGCGCACGAACCAGATCATGAAGTTCCTGAACATCGCCGGCAAGAGCGGGCGGGTCAACGTCGATCCGATCCTCGCCGAGCTCGCGGCGCTCTCCGGGCTCGACCCGGCGACGGTGATGCTGCCGCCGGCGCAGCCGAAGCAGGAAGATCCGAACCTGAGTTTCCGCGTCAGCGGGCTGCAGGATCTCCTGAACCCGCTCACGCTGGCGTTCCTCATCAAAAGCGGCCAGGCGCCCGACCCGTCGCACGTCGCCGCCGCCAAGCAGCTCCTGATCGACTCGCAGACGCCGCCGGCCGTCGCGGCGCTGCAACCAGGCCCGCCGCAGGGGCAGCTCGGGGCGGGGCCGCAGATCGGGCCGCCGGGACCGCCGGCGCTGCCGGCGCACGACTGGCAGGCG